TCAGATAAACAGTTGGTACGAAAATTCAACCGCAGGATTATGTAACCTGCCCTAATACTGGTTATACTGAAATAACCACGAAGGCATGATTTGGTTGCGCCTCAAGTCAACACTGGATAAGCATAACCAGTACTTATTTCAAGCTCCTTCAGGGAGCTATTCGCGTTTCTGCGCGGGTAAGTAAATCATATCCATGCAACGGATAAAAGCAAAGCAATAGGTAGTTCGTTAAAGTTAAGTTACTCTTATTAGGGTTCTGCTTTGCACCCTGTTGCAAATATCAGTAACTTAACTTTAGGGGATTATTTTGAAATATCAAATTGGGCATAAATTTGGCAAACTCACAGTTGTTGAGGACGAGAGTAATTTTATAACAGAAGGTGGATATCCATACTTAAGGTATAAATGTCAATGTGAATGTGGAAACTTTGTTTTTGCTAGAAAAAGCCAACTTAAAAGTAGCAGAGTTGTATCTTGTGGTTGTATTATTCGCACAAAGGATGGAACAATTCATGAAAGACATAAACATTATGGGACTCAAATATATCAATCTTGGTTTGCTATGAAATCTCGTTGCATGGATACTAAAAATGCTATGTACAAAAATTATGGTGAAAGAGGTATTTCTGTTTGTGATAAATGGTTATCTTTTGCTGGATTTTTTGATGACATGGGTTCAAGTTATATTAAAGATTATTCAATTGACAGGATAGATAATAATATTGGATACTGTAAAGAAAATTGTAGATGGGCTGATGATTCAACACAAGCCTATAACCAAAGAATGTCTTCTAAGAATAAGTCTGGTAAAACTGGAGTTTCATGGCATAAAACTACTAAACGGTGGAGAGTAAAGTTTATAGAGCCAGAAACTAAAGTAGAAATAGTAGAGTTTTATGATTATCTATGGGATGCTATCTATTCCAGAATGGAACTTGAACAAAAATATCACGGATATGTAAAGGAATAAAATGGTCTTCAAAAAAACAATAGATAACGGTGGCGTACCGGATAGCAGAATTAATCGACTAGGAACAATCAAACCTAACCGTGAAAAAACACGTAGAGAAATTAAAGAACAAGAATTATTAAGTCTACTACGTAAGATTAAACCACATATTGCTGACAGTGTAATGACAGCTAGTAGGATTATGAAACGTGATGATGCAAATGATAGTAACAAACTAAAATCTGCAGCTTTACTTATTTCTTTATACAAAGACTTACTAAAAGATGCATATGAAGGTGGTGATGAAGACAGCGAAGGAACTGAAGTTCAACCTAACGCACCAAGCTTCTCACTAACAATGATTAAACCTTCAGAATAGGAGTAAAATGAGTAATATAGTATTCGCTCCAGCATCCGAACCACAATCCCAGTTTTTAACAAGTGATAGTTGGTTCACAATATACGGAGGTGCAGCTTTCGCGGGTAAGTCAATGTGTTTACTTGGAAGTATGCTCCCTATTATAAGCGATCCGGGAACTCGTGCTGTTATTATTCGTAAATCAACAAAGATGTTATCTGGATCGGGCGGTTTGTTTGATGCAGCAATAAATCTTTATTCCAAAATTGATCCAAAGATGCGGATCAAGAGCCGAGATTTAACTATCGTGTTTTCATCCGGTGCAGAACTGCAGTTTACTTACTTAGATAAACCTGCAGATAGAATGAACTTGCAAGGCCGGGAATACTCCCGCATGGCATTCGATGAGTGCCAGCAATTAGACGGTGACAACGTGTTTTATGCTTTGTCTCGCTTGCGCTCTACTCGCGTAACCTATCCTTTACAAGCACACGCAACATGTAACCCTGATCCATCATCTTTCTTGATGCAATTCGTGGAACATATGTTAGATGAAAATCTAGTACCTGTTCGTAAGGAAAAATACGATGAAAGATACTTCGTAAAAGATTCTTCAGGTATTGTATTCTACGATGATAAAGACGAAGCACATAGAATTCATGGTAGTGGTAAAGAAAATCCAGTTAAATCATATAAGTATATTCCCGGTACAATCTACGATAACCCAATTGGTCTTGAACAAAATAAAGACTACATTTCTACACTAAAAGCATTACCTCCAGTTGAATCTAGACGATTACTGTATGGTGCATGGGTCAGAGAACAACGTAGTGGATTCTTTAAAAGAGAATGGGTTGATTTTACATTATATGCTAATGCACAAGCAAAACGTAGATGTAGAGCATGGGATTTAGCTTTCTCAGAAGCATCTGAAGCTAATCCAAAGGTTGATGCAACTGCTGGTGTGTTGTTATCCAAGGATGATAAAACAAATAAGTACACAGTAGAGAACGTTATTACTTTACGTAAACGTGTTCATGAAGTTGAACGTGCTATCTTTCAATGTGCTGAACAAGATGGTAGAGATTGTATCATTGGTTTACCACTTGATCCGGGAGCTACTGCTGGTGCTTACTGCAGAAACCTTGCACGAGAACTAGGTGAACGTGGATTTACCGTAAAGATGATCCGTCCAAATAAAGGTAAGCTACAACGATTCCTTCCTTTTGCTTCAGTAGCAGAAGCAGGCTTTGTTAGTGTAGTTAGAGCAGATTGGACTGAAGATTATATCAACGAATTAGAGCAAACAGAGTTTACTAATAAAACATTCGACGATAGAGCAGATGCTACTTCAGACGCTTTTTATGTTCTAAACAACATTCAAGTTATTCCTGATTTTACGCTAGGTACTTTCAATAATGTATCCTCCGCTCCAATGATGAATGTAAACTTTAATCAAAGTTCTGTTCCAATGCAATCCTTTCAGTCTTTACCTTCGTTCACATTTTAATTATAGCAAATTATAACCCATAAAGGAGCCTGTAGTGGCAACAAAAAAATTACAATCAATGCAAACTCAGGTGGATCAACCAGATAGGTTTAAGTTGTCCGAAATGGGTAACTTAGGTCTAAGCGTCTTTGGTGGGGTAACGGACTCTGAACTACGGTCAGAACTGAACTTTCCTCATAGCATTAAAACCTATAAAACTATGAGCGCACATAGCGCAATTAATTCTGCGCTTACATTGTTCGATAATATCGTAGGCAAAGCCAAGTGGAACATGGTTCCTCCAAAAGATGCATCTGAAGAAGAAAAACGGCAGTGTAAAATTGTTGAAGAAATGATGCATGACATGGAAGGTACATGGCCTGAGTTTATTCGTGATGTATTATCAATGAATATGTTTGGTTTCTCTGTACATGAGAAAGTATATCGTAAGCGTTATACTTCAAATGGTAGTAAGTATAATGATGGTATTATTGGTTGGAAGAAACTACCTATTCGTGCTCAAGAAACTATTGAAAAGTTTATCTTCAGTCCAGATGGTAATGATATCCTTGGTGTAAAGCAAAATCTTTCTGGCATCTCTGATCAATACAACCGATTCAGTGGTAGAGAAAGTAAAGAAGTTGTTTTACCTAGATCAAAGATTATGCTGTTTCGATCAGGTAAGCACAGAGGTGATCCTTTCGGTAAATCACCACTAAGGGATGCTTATCTTGCTTGGCGCTTCCTAACAGCCCTAGAAGACCTAGAAGCTACCTCCGTATCTAAGGATGTATCTGGTATTCCAGTACTGAGTATTCCTCCGCAGTATCTAAGTGAAGATGCTAGTCCTTCTCAGAAAGCTATCAAGGTTTATTACGAGAATGCTCTGCGTAATCTTCAAATGAATCAGCAGACAGCGTTTCTACTTCCGTTAGCTTACGATGAAGTGTCTAAGCAACCTTTATTTAAACTTGAATTACTTTCAATGGATGGTAAGAAAGCTTTTGATCTAAACAAGATTAAAGATTACTACAAGAACCTAATTGTAACATCACTTTTCTCTGAAGTAACATCAATGGGACAAACTCAAGTTGGTTCCTTTGCTCTTGGTTCGTTAAAGAACAGTATGACAGGTATTGCTGCCGAAACAATGATTAAGGTTATTGCTGAGGTTCTTAACAAAGAACTAATTGAGCAAACATATGAACTCAACGGATGGAATGTATCACGCGCAGGTACTTTAGATTATGATGGTATTGATGATACAGATTTAGAATCAGTTAGTAAAGCATTTCAGCGTTATTCTAGTACAGGTTTACTTGAGCTTGATCGTGAAGTACTTAACTCAGTACGTAACTCGCTTGGTATTGATGAACTTCCTGTTGATCTTGCACCGCAGACTGAAATCTTGACAGGTAATACTTCTAAATCTGGTGAAGGAATGAAAACTGCTGGTGAAGGTACTGCATTATCTCCGAGTGGTAACGACACTTCTAGTAACAACGTAGAGAACACAGGTTAAATATGGAATATAACTTAAGTATAAATAGAGGTCTTAGTTTTGTTGAAACAGTTCAACTTAAGAACGATGATAATTCTCCCTTGGATTTAACTGGAAGCTCTTTTCTACTTCAAATCCGCGATCATGTGTTCTCTACGGATTATAGAATCAATGCAACAAACTCAAATGGTTTATTGGCAGTTACTCCTTTACTTGGTATTGTGGATATCAAACTACCACCAACTGAAACTAGTAAGTTAGTAATGAACATTGGTTCTTATGATTTAATACAAACTACACCAACCGGAGATAAAGTAAAAATTATTTCCGGTTCAGTTACTATTAATCCGACTGTGAGTAGAACATGATTGTAGTAGTAGCTCCAAAACCAAATACTGTTACTATTGCAGATACATCTGTTAGTGCTTTAGCATCATTGACAGATGTGGATATCCAGTCTCCAGTAGATGAAGATGTGTTAAAGTACGCAAGCGGTAAGTGGGTTAATATTTCAGCTACAGCGGGTTCTGATGCAAACTTTCTACATGTTCAATCTCCAGCAAG